GATGACCAGACAAATAATCCTGCCGCCGCTCCTACCAGAGTGAACATGGCGATCAGGTCTAGCGTGTAATGCAGGAATGCTATTAGCGATTGTGTAGCGGTTCGCTTGGGTGGGAATGCATGCTTCAGGATGTCGTCACGAATTAGTGAGAAGCCGTAGAGTGCTGTTATCTGGCGCTCTCGTTTCTTCATTGCTTAGGCCCGCAGTTTTTAACCCATGCCTTGTTGTGCGCCAGAATGTCTCTCTTCGTCTGCCTGTCCAGCACGGTCCAGTCATTATCCGTCGCGTAAATGGGCTTAACCCAGTCACAGGCGGTATCAATGACCTCAGGTTTTGCGGGTCCAGTTTTCGCGCAACTCGCGATCAACATCATCATCAGGCATACGGTTAACACTCTGCTGAACATCTGCGGCTCCTTTCGATGCTTCAATGCGCTTTTCAGTGACTGCTTTGGTTGCCTGAATGTATTCGTCGATACGCTTAGCTTCAGCTTTCTGCTCTGCATCTCGTTTGCCACCGCTGCGACCGATACCGAAAGCACACAGCACAGCAAGGCCAAACGCCAGCAGGCCAGAGAGGATTAATTCAATCGTTCCCATCTTTCTTCTCCGGTGGCTTTTGCAATGTCATCCTGGACAGAACGCCGATGATCATCAGGACAATCGCGCCTGCCCTCATCCAGCTTGACGGGATTTCAGCCTTCCACTCAGGGGGCATCTCAAACCAGATAGTCGGCAGTGCGCCCAAAGCGACAATGACCTTCGTGGAGTTCCATCGCCACCAGTGACGCCAGTCGTCTACGAGTCGGATTTTCATTTGAGTAATCCTTCGTAGGCTTTCATGTCACCGGTACGCATTACTTCAGCATGACGCTTTGCGCGGTTGGGGGTTTGTTTCGCCCATAAGCTGGATAGCATGCCGTTAGCGGCGCCGGAGAAATTACCGTCAGCGATCATCGCCAGCGTATTCTTAAATCCTGCCAGGCCATTTACGCCCATCTGATATGCCATGCTGATTAGAATGTCGCGGCGCGGGCCGTTACTTGCTTTGAGTGCAGAGACAATCGCGGGGTTGAAATTCATCTTCAGAACCGTTGCGTTAACGAAGCTCTCTAACCATACGTCGCCAACGTTGCGTGGCACGGTGAAGGTGTAATTACTTAGCGCTGCGCCTTTGGGCCCAATCCTGATGCCACCGGCAACTGTAGGATAACCTTCGGTGTCGATGTATGGTTTTTCGCTGTAGCCTTCTTCAAAGTTTAACAAGGGTATAATTTGGCTCATGCTCACCTCACAAGGCTATTGCCGGGTGGTATCGCCAGCTCCAGCTCTCTTTTCTGCAAAGCGTTTGATTAGCGCACCGATGGAGTCAGTGCCGATATAGCCGATAAACACACTCGCGATGTATGCAAGGTTGCTGCTCAGGCCAGCGAGATCGAGAAGGTCACGTACAAACCAGGCGATAATGGCGCACATCGTTGCGTCGATTACTGTCTTAGTAAACGCACCGCCATTATATCTGCCGCGAAGGTACGCCATTGCAAACGCAAGGATTGCCCCTATGCCTTGTTCTTTAGCCGCAACAAGTGCAGCAAGCAGGTCATGTTTTTCGGGCATTTTCATGTCTTATCCCCATTTAGGGGATTTGTTCAGATTAAGAATGTTGGAGATAGTCCACTGAACAAATCCGATATACGTTGAATGCGTAATTCATTGATTTGTTCGTGACCGGGATTTACGAGCATTTCAGGCGTGGATTGCGCTAACAATTCATGCCGCTCATTCACGAAGCCCAGCCATAGCGCTGGGTTTTTTATTTTGTGCTTAGCGCTTATCCAGTTACCGCAGAGGTTCGATGAGGGTATTGAGTTGACGACCGGAGTTTAGATAAGCGCTAACAGAAAATGTCGTGATGAGCCGAATGCGGGAGTGATTCGGCTCATTTTTTGATGCGACTGTGTGGTGGCCGGTGCTGAACTCCGGCTTTCTCTTGCATCGTGTGCCCCAAGACTTTTCTCAAGAGATAGCGCAGTCCTCATTAAGGGGGGGCCGTCTCTAGCGCATCAGCCTGCGCATTCACCACAACGGAAAGAGCACTAACAATGCGGCCGCATGTTTAACTGCAATGCTCTTACCTGTTATGGGCTCCGTTTCGTGGAGCTGACGGCAGGTGATCAGGCTGCACCTATCGAGACTTATTTAAGCGGTATGCTCATGCTCGTGTGTGGTTCGCCTGGCTGGATTCGAACCAGCGATCATCCAATTATGAGTTGGGTGCTTTACCGCTTAGCTACAGGCAATTTTGGCGGGACAGGAAGGATTCGAACCTTCGACCATTCGGTTAACAGCCGAACGCACAACCGCTGTGCTTCTGACCCGGAAATAAAAAAGCCCAAGGCGTTAACCTCGGGCTTCATTGGTCACTTTCGCAACCTGTACTGCCTAGACTCTTGCAGACCTCTCAGCCTGCGATGGTTGGAGTCGTCACGCAATCACGTGGCTAGACCAACTAGGCGGAATCGGTGGTGAGAGCCGCCTCTGTTATCTCACCACCCCGCTCTTCGCTTTACGCTCCCGAGCATATCTCAAATTTACCAGGTAATAATTTTTTTGCAAGCACTTTCGGATAAATATTACTTATGCTGCAAATTTAGTGAATTCAGCCTCATCAATCTCCTTCATTGCAGCGTGATAAACTCTTGCCTCAATTAAACTAATGCACCACCTCACTCTGTCGCGAGCCTGAGGCATGGTTAAAGAGCCTCTGGTGATCCGTTGAATATATTGCGCGATAGTCTCAGTAGCATGCCCGTAAACGTAGTAATTGATGGCCACTCTGGTGAGTACGGTTTTATTACCTAAACACTCCAGAATTATGCGATCCATAAACATCCCTTCCTCATCGGTGCAAGCCGGTGCGCTTGAGTGTTTAAGATTTGCGATAATTTGCGCCATCTTCTTGATAAGATCTTCTCCGTGGTAACCTCTGTTGTGAAGGCTTTCCATGATTGCCACGATTCCGTCAGATGTAATGGCCCCCCGACCTGACACTGACTCCATGAATCTGGCAATTGGGCTAACCTGAGATTTCTCGCTCATCCCACTATATGCCCACCGACCCCAGGCATTTAACATGTGAGAAACCCATACTCTGTTTTCTGGCAAAAGCCTTGGTTTAAAGCCAAGGTCTTTTGACCTTTTGATTGTCGCCAGCAGTGCTATTTGGTCATCAGGTAATTCATGCTTTGCCCGAACGTCGCAGAAAAACTCCTCGTCTGTTTTCCGCAGGAATTCATTCGCAACTCTTGCAGCCTCTGATTTGTCGGCATATTCGCCGAGTTGAAATCGCTGACCGAACCGCCAAATCTGAACTTTCCATTTCCCATTTGCGCGATTCTTGCTGACGCACCGGATTCCGGAAGTGTTGTTTTTCCGTAATCGCTGGTTATGAGTATTTTGCTCGCGAGTTGCTTCCCTCAGGTTTTTGATACGATTGTCAGATGGATTTCCATTGACATGATCTACTTCTTCTTTCGGCCATCGCCCGTGATAATAGAACCAGGCCAGTCGATGAGCGGCGTATTTTTTACCGCCGTAGCAAACGTAGATATATCCATTGTTGGCAATGATGCACCTCATCCGGACGCCAGCATGAAGTTTTGAGGAGAAGTTACCTGTGTCCGGGTTGTAATAAAGCGCCTCATACAACTTTGCCAGTTCGAGCTTCTCTTCTGTATCAATATCAAACTCTTTCGTTGTGATCATGCTGCATCGCCCCCATCCGGATTAATGCCAAGGTTATTCTGCAAATCCCTTTCAAGGCGCTCCAGCCCTTCCATCACCTTCCGGAGGTTCTCCTTCTGGTGTCGGATGCTTTCCAGCATCTCCCGGTCTTTGTGGCGCTGATGTGCTGAGTTGATGGCTGTTACTGACATGGCTGGCCTCCTGACAAAGACTTGATGAACTGGTATTTGCACATCACGTAATTACCCTTGCGGATTGCTCTGAGCGATTTAACGCGCATCTTGTGCCGGTAGCTCTGGATGGGTAGCCAGACAAAGAGAAGTGTCGCCCAGATGCCAACAGCGATGTAGAATTCGATATTCATGCCGCTTCCTCCCGACTGTTACGCAGGTCTTTAAGCTTCTGCTGATACTCCGCCTTGATTGCCTTGCATTCATCGATAGTCCAGCGATGTCGGTTATGGTTGGATTCAATGTCCTCCACCTGCTCAATGCCTATCCGCCTGATTAGCTCGGCCCGATACGGCACCAGATTTCCGCTCTTGTGCTGATTACATACCGAACATTGCTTCCAGATTTGTCGAGGGTCGAACCTTAGCTGTGGTGCTGCGGCCGTGGTGCGATAATGGCCGGCATCCCATTGAGCGGCGCTCATCGTTCCACACGAAACGCAGGGAAGGTCTCTGTCTCTTTCTCTGATGTAGGCGTTTACTGCTTGCTGGGCTTGCTTAATCCAGTAACTACGGGGTTTTAATGCGAGGCGTCTTACTTTGAGTTTGTCTTTCTGCTGCTGCTCTTCTCGTCGTCGTTTTTTGTCTGCTGCCTTTTCCTCCTTCTCTCGCTCTCTGCTCCGCTTTGCCAGTGCCAGTTTTGTTCCGCATTCCGGTGAGCACCACCATACATTCGCAAATTTGGGGTGGAACCACTCCCGGCATTCTTCGTTTTTACATCGCCGTCTGATGCTGCGAGACATATTCCCTCCAGTGCTTAACCATGATTTTATGAGGTGCACGAAGATGCACCCCGTTAGCGCTTGCCCATTGCTTTATTGCTGATGGGGTGCGATTCAGGGTTTCAGCTATCAGAGCGACCGGCACCTTTCCGGCGACGCGCCTGATGTAGTCCGTCTCACGCTTCGTGTAGGGCTTTCCAGGTGAGTTAGGTTTAGCCATCTTCTTCGTCCGTCATGTGTAGATTGGGGTCGCGATACACAACGCTCTCCAGAGCACAGGATTCGCAACAGTAGGTTTCGTCCTCAGCTAATGGGTTATTGCAGCTACAGCAGTAACCAGCGCGGGTAATGGATTGCTGTTCGTAATGGTGGGAGGATTCAGGAGTTAGCATGGCTGGAGTCCTGCATCATCAGGAAGACGATTGCTACAGCACGAAGCGGGTTTCGATGCGTGGCTCTGATGCCCGATTCATGCGATGCCTGCCATACGGTCTTGCCTGATGGAGCGAGGCCAATCCGATGTTTCTTCATTGCTGAGAAAAGTTCGTCAGCCCGACGCAGCGGAAAATAACCAGTGTCCTGCACTGTGTTTAACCAGTTCCATGACAACTTAGCGCCCGTCTGGTCATACGGGTGAATGGTGGCGCTGTACTTCGGCTTCAGAAAATAAGCCAGGCGGACGCTTATCTCTCCGTCGCTCAACTTCGAATAATCAGTCATATTTCCTCCGTGCACGCTCGCGCAGCCAGCGGATATCCGCCAGGTGAGACGTGTAGTTGAAAGTTAATATTTGTGATGGTGGTAGTTCTGGTTTGCGTTTAGTGCGGTGGGTGACGCGATAGATGAGATTGTCTAAGGCTTTTGCGTTGGGCTTTGTCGTCGTGTCATGCAGCCGCCTTTGTTATCCGGTTGATGATCCGCCTGCCAAAATCCATCAACTTTCCTTTTTCGACTGTTGTGAGTCTGCATTCTCCGGAGCGGAGATAAGGGTGCCAGATAACCAGCATTGAGCCCTTGTTATTTCCGTTTACCGCTTTGCCTGTAGTCGCGTTCAGAAATGACAGCCGGCCGCCAGTGACAAAACGTACTTCATGGGCTGTGCTTATGGCTTCCCTGAACCATGCGACGGACGTATCTGCCGGGAGTAGCATCACGCATCCGGTGAAGTGATCCGCGTTTTCCTGCGCAGCCTTTTTCACGAATAGCATCGGCTTACTGCACGGCGGGTTAAGCCAGGCATATCCGGGAATGTCCGGCATCACTTCATTCCACGGCGTTTTGAGCGTGTCCTGGTATTCGGTGATGAAGTGGTTGCACAGACTGTTATCAGCGCTGGCAGCGGCATCCAGCACAAAGCAGAACTCAGCGTTCAGTGCGTGAAATATCTCAGGTGGGGTGCGCCAGCGGTCTTTATCCTCAGGCGGTGTATTTGATTTGTCGGTCATCGTAACCTCAGAAAAAGGCGTATAGCTGATTCAGCACGTTCTGGTCGGTGGTGCGGCCGAAGACATGCTTTATCGCTGCGTTAATCATGGCGTTGTAACAGCGCTCGAATTCATCGGCTTCCATGCTGGCGTAAGACAGGCTCTTTGCTTCTGTCCTCACTTCACCGTTCAGCCTCACCGTCTGCTCGTAGAATCCTGCCAGTATCGTCAGGTCTTTGCGGAACCTGTCGAATTGCGTGGCTTCGTCCATATGCTCTAACCCGGCACGATTAGCGCACCAGTGCTGAAAGCAGAAGTTGAAGAAGGCGAACATCTTGCGGTGAAAAGCGGGCTGTCTGGTTAACTTGAATTCGGCTGTGTACATCTCGCCGTTTTTAAACTTGGTCAGGCGGGGTAAATCATGCTCAAACGCCGGGGCGAATACTCCCCCTGCCGTCTTTATCATCTCGATTTGCATCTTTCACTCTCCCACCTCCATCAGCTCATCGGGAATGTCTACCTCATCGCCAAGCTTTGCAGCTACTACAGCGCGGCAGATAGCGATTTGTGGTGTGCTGCCAAATCCCTCTAACATTTCTTCATTTTCTGAAAATCTTGCCATCCACTCAGTTCTGTCAGACGAGGCAGGGGTAATAGTCATTCCAAATCTGGCTATCATTGCCCCGCACTGAGACCATGCCACAGAAGGCTGAATAATCACGTATGCATCCATCTCCATGTCGTAAGAAACAAAGCGCCCTTCATGCATCATGACTGGAAAATTGGAGGCTTTTATAACCGCCCAATCCAGCGCCTTACCGCTCAGCTCTGATGTTTTTACTTTCACGATTTATCCTCAAATAAAAAGGCCACTGTGTAAGTGGCCCTGTTAATAGGTGGCTTCTTTCAGCCTTTCATTGAATTCGTCAGCGCTTATTCCCGGCTGGATGCAGTTAGCGAAAAGAATTTCTCCGTCCAGAGTCCTTACCCACCGCCAGTCAGAAAAAATCACATCGGAAACGTTAACGCTCATCGATTTGCCGGGTGCAATATCGTCTGGAAACCGGTAATAATTTCTGAGAAGCCATTCCATTGCATCTTCGCGCAGGATTGCGTCTTTGTAGTCCATGCCGAATATGCTCATACGTCAGCCCCTTTCGCGTAACGCTTGCCGGAAGACTTCGGCGCGTTTGCTGATATGCATACCGCCCGGGCCTCGTCCTGATCGCATCCCATGAAGTGACCATTAACGAATCGCTGATAGACTGTACCCAGCGAGCCAAATCGGTTTTTGGTCACGATGATTTCAGCAAAAGGCGCTGCCGGACTGTTCTCGTCATACACTGCCTCGCGATAGAGCATGATGATTGAATCGGCGTCCTGTTCGATACTGCCTGAGTCGCGCAAATCTGCGTTGGTAGGCCGCTTGTTAGGTCGCTTCTCAACATCGCGGGATAGCTGGCTTAACGAGATGACCGGCGTTCGTAAATCCTTTGCCAACGCCTTGAGGCTTCCCGAAATGTGCGCGATAGCCAGGTCATTACGATCGGCTTTCGGTTTCTCAATCAGACCGAGATAGTCAACCATGATGAGCGAAAGGTGTTGGTGCTCCTGCTTGTGCCGTTCTGCCACTGCGCGAATCTCTTCGACGGTGAGCTTTGAGGCATCGACCAGCCACACATCCAGCTCTGCAAGGTGGCAAATTCCGTTTGATACCCGCGCCCAGCCTTCGTCGTCCATTCGCGCCGGGTTGCGCAAAACGTTTACCGAAAGATTTCCCGCGCCCGCAATGCTTCGCTCCGCGATCTGGAGCTTGCTCATTTCCATGCTGAAAATCAGCACACCGCGTTTTGTGTCTGTGCCGGGTAATTTCCGGTTAGCCACACCTTCGGCAATCTTCAGTGCCAGCTCCGTTTTACCCATACCGGGACGCGCCGCGATAATCACCAGGTCTTCGGCGTTCATTCCGCCTGTAATGGCGTCCAGTTCGTCGATACCGGTCTTCATCGTGTCCGACTCTTCACCGTTGCGTAAGCGCTTCTCCAGCGTTTCGGCGTAATCGTCCAGCACATCACCAAGACGTACAGGCTGCACCTGTTGCTTTGGCTTTCTGATGGCTCCCAGACGCTTTACCAGCTCGTCCATTGCCTGCGTTGAGGCGTCCAGCGTTCCGTTGCTGATTGGCCCGCGCATTTCATCCATCAGTTGCAAAACCAGTCGGCGCTGATAGGCATCCGTCACCATTCCGGCGTAGCCTTTCAGGTTTGCCGCGCTGGGGCATGATTTGGCAGTTTCCATGATGTCAGCAAAATGCCCTTCCCCGCACTCCTCGGCAACCATCAAGCCGTCAATCAGGTTACGCACGGATGCGTGTTTCTGGATGACTCTGTAGGCTGTCTGGTAAACGGGAATGGAGAATGCTTCTGCCGGTAGCGTCGCAAGCACTTCACTGGCCGTTGGAGTAAGGCCGCCCATTAGCAGGCCGCCGATAACGCTGGCTTCGATATCCTGTCTCATTGCATCCCCTTGTCAGCAAATTTAGCTTCACGAACACCCAGCAGTGTTTTATCGCGTAGCAGGTAATCGATATCCGCCGCCCAGCCCGTATCGTTCTGTCCGAAATAAAACGGCTTCGCCTGCGAAACAAACGCTTTCACGTATGCTCGCCAGCCTTCGACGTTGGGTGTCTTGAGTTGCGGAATTAGTTTCTTCAGTCTGCGCTTACGGGTGTCGTTCAGTGCTACAGCGTGAGGGAGTAGCTCGCCAACCTCCTCGTTGTACGCCTGAAGGAATGCCTGGTAGTCAGTGCGGTCGGCTTTTCGCTTTTCAGGTTTAGAAACCTGCGCCACTTCCCCCTCCGGGGGTAAGGGGGTATTTGTCTTTATTGTCTTTTGTATATTGTCTTTTGTGTTTGACTGATTCGGTAAAGAGGATTTTACCGATTCGGTGAAGGTTGGTTTTACCGATTCGGTAAATGTTTTACCGATTCCGTTAAACTTGGTTTTCCATTCAGAGATGTTTTTATTCATCCCCACCTGTCTGCCAGCTTGCGTAAGCACCCCCATCCTGATCAGTTCGTTTTTGGCAGTCGAGCATTTAGTCGGTGCCATCCCGGTAAGCTCTGCAAACTGCTCATTGCCTATCCAGTCCATCTTTTTGTTGAAGCCGTATGTTTTGCGCCACACAGCCATCACGATCAGGAGTTGGTGCTGAGTAAGCCCGGAAAGCATCACAGCCTCAAGCAATGTATTTGCAGTCCGCGTATAGCCCTCTTCGAGTTCTGCCACGCGTGACTCCACAACCTCCAGATGAGGTTTAATCGGTGTTACTGTTGCCAGATTACTCATGACCTTTACCTCTGAATAATTGCTTAACCCTTTCCCACTCAGCCCGGAATCGACCAGGCTGCTTGAAACCGGACAGGTAGCGATCACGAATAATGTTTTTGTGTAATTTGTCCTGATCAGGACTGAGTGGCTTGCTCATTGTCAGCTCCTAAAAACGCATTGGCATGATGAGGACTTGTCCATTACCGAACGCGCTATTGAATTCAACAACAGCCACCTTTTCTGAGCCGCCAGGCTTAATTTTTACTCCGCAGAATTTAGGGTTGTAGAGCTTTGCAGCCTTTTCGATATCAGCGAGATAACTTGCGTTAAACCCGATTTCATTTACCGGTTGGTTTTCATGTGCGGAACGGAGTCTTTCGACGTCGGGGAATCGACCATCAACCACTTTGCACACCCCCGCAGAAGAGCGTTCGCCATGTTCATCAAGGTAGGAAACAATGCCAGTATCAGTGTCGATTGAGGCGGTCTCAAACTTAGTGACCTTCGGGCCGCTGATTGTGACGATGACCTGATCGTCCAGTCCTTCAGTTGTGTGCTCACCGATAAATGCGCGGTGACCGTCAGTGGAGTAGAGTTTTTTATCCGGAGCGAAACAGACGCCATTCAGGTAATAACAAACGTCGCCTTTAGCCTGAAAAATCATTGCACTCAGCAGTGCGTTTTTGCTTACTGTCAAAATCATGATATTCTCCAGTTATAGATATTGTGTTGGCGTAACACAGTGTTATCAGGCCTCAAACGTTGGCGCGTTTGGGGCTTTTTCTTTGGTCAGGATTGATGCAACCTGACGGGCAAGATGTGCCATTTCGTCATCGACAACACCCCACTCCAGAACGGCGAGAAGCATCGAAAACTTGGGTATCCAGTCTCGTTTCCACCGGCTAATCTGCGCTTTATCCACACCTACAGCTGCGGCTGTTTTCTCAGTGCCGAGTAATGCGATTTTGTTGAGTAATGCACTCTCAATGCGGAGCGCCTCATTGCGTTTGTTTGCGTGTTCCATCGTTGATACTTCCCTTTAGTGAATAGTTAATGAGTCGCATCGGGTGATGCGAATGTGAGAGTGGGCCGAAACAGCCCGCAGGTTATTAAAGAGCGTGTTGCTTAAGCTGCGTTATCAGCTTTCATGTAACGTTGCGGATAGAGAATCTGCATCTCTGAGATTTCCTGTTTGAAGAACTTTGCGAGCTTCTCCGCCGTTTCGAGAGATGTAATTTGAATGCCACGCTCGATCCGACTCAGGTTGCCAACATCAATTTGAGTGGCAGCTGCTACATCAGAGATTGTGAAACCTTTCTCTACACGCATTTTTCTTAGTGGTGTTTGCATATTACCGCCTCCTTAATGCGTTATACGCATAATATGACATCCGCAAATTTTGCGCAAGGCGCTTTGCGAGGAACGCATAAAATGTTTTCTAATAGTGAAATGAACGTAGGGGAAAAAATCCGCCAAATCCGCAAGGCGAAGAAAATCACACTCAATCAACTGGCGACGCTAGCGGATAGCGACGTCGGTAATCTCTCGCGCCTTGAAAGGGGACTTCAGGGCTATAGTGACGCGCTTATCAAAAAGATTGCGACCGCTCTTGAGGTTCCTGTTTCTGAACTATTCTCTTCTAATATTGTTAGTGATACTGTGGGAATATACAGTATTAATTCACTCGCAAAAGAAGGGAGGGAGGATGTGTATAGGGTTGACGTACTTGATGTTTCCGCCAGTGCAGGCGATGGTTCGCCGTCGAAAGATGTCGTTGAGGTTATCCGTTCAATTGAATATGTAGCAGATCAGGCCAAGCTCATTTTTGGCAACCGACCGGAGTCTTCAGTGAAACTGATCAACGTTCGCGGCGACAGCATGCAGGGAACCATTGAGCCAGGTGATCTGATTTTTGTGGATGTCAGTGTCAGCTATTTTGATGGGGATGGGATATACGTGTTCGACTTCAATGGCGACATGTATGTGAAGCGTCTTCAGAAAGTAAAATCTGACTTATATGTCATCTCTGACAACCCAAAATATCGTGAGTGGTCAATATCCAGTGAAGAAGCTCCTATGCTTCACGTTGCTGGGCGTGTGATGCTGAGTCAGTCACAGCAGTACAGACGCCACGGTTAGCTCCCCTCCCACCATACGTGCCCGCTTATGCGGGCTTTTTTGTGCTCATTACAAAGCCGCTTATTAAAACCTCAAAAAATATATTTCCATTACATTCAAACGCATAAGTGATTTGTGTCAAAAATCTATCCACATTTATAAATATGCGCTTGACGCATTTGCGCATAACGCATATCTTTACCCCATCAGCAGGACGCACTACTCACCAGGACGGTGAATGCTCTTTAACAACACAGGGGCTGTTTCGGCCCAACAATACCAAACGAGATGGGTTTGGGGTGATGTGAAATGCAGCCGCATGACGGCGACCAGAGGATAAGCAGCTGGCACGTCACCACCAAAGCCATCTCACCAGAGGGAAATAACATGATTGAAATTATTACCAACCCAATTCTCGGTTGCATGGTTGCCACTTTCGCAATCGGCATGGCATTCACTATCTGGTCAGTAGTAAGCGACTGGATGTGGGACCGCAAAAACAAATAACTTTTAATGCACAAGGAAGTGCAATTACAGGGGCCGCCATGACCAATCGTGAGCACAAGAAATTACTCCGCGCTATACGTCATCAACAGGAAAAGCGCGACAACCAGCAATTAGCCAAGAAGATAGACCGTGCATTCTCACGTCTGTCAGAAGACTGTTCTAACCGTGTACTGAAAGCCACTTCGCTTATTGCGTCACGGGATACCGATATAGGCGGCTCATGCTGCTTGCCCGAGGTAGCTATGTACGCAGCAGGGCATCGTAAATCAAATAACGTTACAGCGAGGTAGGTATGGAATGCAGTGATTCTGTAAACCTTGTTCTTTCAGTGATTGCGATTTCAGTCGCATTAACAAATGCAATGTGGCTGGTGATGATGTTATTCATCACCAGAAGGATATGAGGGCTTAATTATGAGATCTATTGCAAGGAACTTAGCTTGGCTTTTTCTTCGATTATATGAGCCCCGTCTCTTTGAATTGCAGGGAGCACGGACAGAAGCGTTAGTGCTGCCTTCGGCTCCATTAGAAAGCGAAACTTATGGCTTACATTCCCGATTAGTTGGTGACATTCAAAAACCAGCTCACCTGTATTGGGGTCGAGAAAGACTTCCATCGGATAAGTGAGCCCGATTGGAAAAATCATAGATGGAATATCAGACATATAAATCACTCTCGTGCTGTAAGGGTGATTCAATTTTACACATTTTCTCGCTGTAGGGGTACACGAGAGACCACGCGCCGGGCGTGGCTAAACATCCCGGCAATCATTCACTGGTCGCTTAGGCGGCCTTTTTTATTAGCAACGTTAACAGAGGTGAGGGATATGGAATTTAGAGGAACGCCCGGGCCGTGGGTAAGAGAATCAGCCGGCAGAGGGATTGGCCCGGTTAGTGAAGATGATGATCAGTCATATGGCATGGTAATCCCGGTAGCTTATGTCGATTTCGGTGAAAGCGATGAAGTCCAGAATGCTAACGCCAGACTCATAGCCGCAGCTCCAGTGACCTGCTCCCCGTTGATTAGTACACCCCGATGTTAGTAATGTCTTCATAAGCCACATGAGGACATCCCCATGAAGAAGCGTTTTTCCGACGA